CAATCAACCGGCTGCTCCCGAAGCTAAAGCTGAGTAATAACCGCGAACTATGGACATCACCGAAATGCTCTTCAACGCTGCCTCCGGTGGTGTCCTTGGTTCCGCGTTACATTGTGTTACCGATTTCTTTGATACGCGCAATAAGGTGACGCTCCTCAAAGCTAATATGGATGCGGCGGAGCGGACAGGCGCATGGAATGCATTCACTGAGTCACAAAAGGCTGATGGCGCTATTGCTATCCCAGCCAATGCCTCATCTTGGGTTACGGACTTTTACTTGATTGTTGACGGCATTAAACAACTTACCCGCCCTTTGTTGTCATGGGCAGCAGTTGTTATCATTGGTGGTGCGTATTTCTCTGGTACTGAAGATCAACAAGTAGCCATGCAAAGCGAGATATTGTTTGGCAGCTTTACGGCGATTTTCTGGTACTACGGCGCGCGTTATTCAAGGGTATCAAAATGAGCGAGGACTTTAACCCCAATTCGTCAGACTCGATGTTTGCTCGGGTACTGCAACGCATGGATGCCCAGGACAAGATGCTGGAGGATATCCGTGAGCAGACCACCAAGACTAATGGGCGGGTTACTACCTTGGAGCAGGAGCGTTGGTATCAACGTGGGATCATTGCCGCCATTACTTGTGTCGTTCTCATGTTATGGGAAGCGATCAAGCTTGCTGGTAGGCCCTAGAACCCCCTTTCCTTGCGATTTAAGGCCATTTGACCCATGAACCCACGTGATCTACCCTGTAATAGCCCCAGACGCGATATAAGCGGCGGAAAGAAGTCTGTCGTCAAAGCCTGTGCTAATGGTAAAGAGCGGGTGGTTCGTTTTGGTGACGCCAACATGACGATCAAGAAGAGCCAACCGGAACGCAAAGCATCCTATTGTGCGCGGTCCGGTGGCATCAGTCATAAGAGCGACAAACTATCTGCCAACTATTGGTCGCGATTGGCATGGGGTTGTGGTTTAAAATAAAAGACTTGATTTCTTAGTAATATATGTCATGCGCTGACGCGGGGACACCCATTGTAGTCCCTAACATATGAAAAAATTTGTCATCGTCAGTGACATACATGGCGTGCATAAGGATGAGCGTGCTTGTGATGCTGTCCTTGCATTTGTTAATGACTTTAAACCCGAGATAAGGAACATAGCTGGTGATCTCTGGGATTTCTCCGCAATCCGTAAGGGTGCAAGTGAGGATGAGCGTTCTGTATCCATGCGGGAGGACTTTGATCATGGTGCGGACTTTGCCGATAACTTTTTCAAGGGTGGTAAACAGAACTACCTTATGCTCGGTAATCACGATGTGCGTGTCTATGACCTAGCGGAGTCATCAGATGGCGTTAAACGCGATTTGGGGCAGAAGATGATCAAGGATGTCGAATACGTCGCACGACGTAACAAAGCCGCTCTAATCCCCTACGATAGCCGCCTAGGGGTGGTTAGCATTGGTCACCTTAATGTGGTACATGGTTACCATACGGGTATGTCAGCGTGTGCGGCTCATAGTCGTATCTATGGCAATGTCGTCTTTGGTCATTGTCACTCCATCGAATCGTTTCAAACCCCTGGGCTAAAACCACAAGAAGCTCGCTGCATTGGCTGTCTCTGTGACCTTAACCCTAGCTATGCTAACCGTAAGACGGGTAAGTTACGCTGGAGTCATGGCTGGGTCTATGGGTGGGTCGAGGATGATGGCAGTTACTCTATCTTCCAAGTTCGGGGTATTAACGGGAAATTTCGTACTGCAACCGAGGTCAAAACCTACTAATGAAAAAGAATGACCCTTGGGCTAAGATGGACGCTTTAATGTCGTCCATGATGATCCCTGATGACCCTAATTGGTTTACTGCGCTTGATTTCATCAAAAAATACCGCTTTAAGGAGAGAACTGGAAGAAATTTGCTATTAAGTCTGGTTAATGACGGTAAAGTCGAGAAACGGCGTGGGATTACGAGTACCTGTAACACGCCTCAATTTTACTATCGTTTGGTTAGTAAATAAAGAACCCCGCTTACAGAGTCGTAAGGGGGGTTGTTAAAACAGGTTTGGCCAACCATTCGTAGCCAATAGCTACGTTTTGCTTTAATCTGACCACTAAGGTATATTAATCCGCTTTACGTGTCAAGCACATTATGCCTCCTCAGCCTGACTGCTAGCATTGGTAAAGTAGGGCCGCTCAGTGGTTAACTCGATACCATCGTGCTCCTCAATGAGCCTACCCTGCCATGACACTTGGTAGAGTAATCCTGATGACTTGTAGAGCAACCCTACGATCACCCCTGGCGTATCCTCGGTTTTGTGATACACCATTTCGCCTAATTTGTAGGTGGGGGAGTCAGTCGTCATCTTTTGATGTCGGCAATACTACTTTATTGTGGTAGTAGTCCGCAATCAACAGGCCATCCGCATCACCGTGTTTAAGCACCATTGCAGCCAATTCTAGCCACTTTGCGCGTCCAAGGGCACAAGATGCCGCCTTAAGCTCTTTTGAGCCTTTAATCTCAGGCAATTGGGCTTTCTGCCACTCTTTGGAGTCAATCACCGTATAGGGGATGCATAACTGCTCCAAGATGATCAGAACCGCCTCAAAGGAGCGTTGTGCCGGCAATACGGCGCCCAAGAACCGTCCAGTGAAGGGACGTTCAATGTAAGCATGAATTATTGCAGTCACATTGCTGTTTTTCCTGCTTACGGATGGCAATAATGCATAGGTCGTCAGTAATTCCCGTAATGCAAAATGGTCAATCCGGCGGATATGACGCTCTTTCTTGCCCAAAATGGACATTTTTGAGGGCGTTTCCACAAAGATAGCCCTGTTTTGCTGTTCATCTTGCACAATTATGCCAATGCTACCGGTTGTGCCGTTATCTATGCCAATAGTTATTTCCATTTTCGCGAAACGGGAAAATTTTCAAAGCAATCTGGACATTCATACCCCGTGGTAACCTTGGTTTTCCAATCGTAACAATGGATCAAACGGCTAAAGTTAGCCTTATTACCATATTCCTTACGTTGGTCAGGTGGGATAACAGCTCCCACCCATGATACCCCACATTCGGGGCAGTTGCGTTCATTAGCGACGTTGCGGTTCTTCATTTGATTACTCGGTATAAATTCATGACACGAAAACCATAATCGGCAGCATGGGAATTAACCCGGTTAACATGAGGCCCAGCGCACCAGGCTATGGCTAGTGAGTAGGTGTTAACCACATCACCCTTCTTCTCAATAACCTGTGCATAATGTCTCAGGATACTAAGAGCAACGAGATACTGGGTTTTCTCGGATGCCATGAACATAGGGATGTTGGTGTGTTCGCGCCAAGTTGCGGGGTGTATTTGATAAATCCCATACTCACCGCGTTTGCCGGTTTTACCATAGCTATTCTCGGCTAGCTCAATGGCTTTAAGTAAATGCTCTTCATTGACTTCCTCTAGCTTGGGATATTCGGCAATCTTAGCTCGTAACTTGATCGTGACTAACGCTATCGTGATGATGACTAGTGATATTGTTAACATAATTTTCATAGTTTTCCTTAGCTTGTTGAATGAGCTGATCCGCAAGGAACAGCATGGCGGTATTGATATGCTTACAACGTGTGGCGTTGGGGTATCCCTGATTAATGATACGCCCACCCTGACGGTAGTTAGGACGGCATTTGATTTGGTAGTGGGGACATGAGCAATGACCATTGCCGCGATCCTCCATGAGATCCACTAAGTGGGGTTCATCCTCTTGCGAGGACTCTACCCAATAGCGGAGCGATTCCCCTACCACTGGTTTACACTCCTTGGGCATTGAAGTAAGTATGACGTTCGTATTGTTTTGGCCAGAATTGCCATGAAGTACGGTCAAAGAACAAAGGTACATCCTTGTCCTCCCCTTCCCCAAAGCGTTGCTTGTCGATGCGGATACGACCATCGTACCAACCTTCTATCTCGGTCTGCTTCATGACGTCACCCCGCTGCTTGGCTTCATCCCATTTGCGCTGTTTGAGTTTATTGCGCCATACCACAAGGACGTTAAAGGCAGCATTATTGATGTCCTGACTACCGCTGATGTCGGTCTTTGTGGGTACACGGTCCTCATTCTCACTCTTGCGGCTATGAGCCACCAAAATGACATGAGCACCCGTATCGTTACAGAATGAGGTCAGCTGGTCCATGAATGTCCGCTGACCGCTAAAATCCTCACCAGCAACTCCGCATTTAAACAGAGAGTCGATAATAAAGATCTCTACCCCAAAACGCTTACGAGCATAGCTCATAGCATCTAGGATACGATCACGGTTGGCTACACCCACATGGTCATAGAACCACAAGCTACCGTTGAGCCAGTCTATGCACTTGATCAGCTCTTCCTTGTTGTCCGGTTGCTTCTTAGCCAAGGCACTCTTGGTCATCATTTGCAGGGTCTTACTGGGCTTAATCTCCAGCGATGCATCAAATACCCTAGCTCCATTGCTGATCAAATGTATCACTAGGTGATTGAGTAATTGAGTTTTACCATGACCACTGTAACCCGATAGAACAGTAAATTCACCTGGGCGTATACGTAGCGGTAAATCATCCCAAGGAGTGCTGTAGCCTTGGGAGGCATTCTTTGCGTCGTATAGATCCCATACGCCATCAGTGAACGCCGAGGCGCTCTTGATTTCTTCAAGGTCGATTTGTTTAGCCGTTTCGAGGGCT